CGCGAGACCAACCGGAAGAAGTCCTTTCTGGACCCCTTCCTTTCGGCATGAGTATGCCATGAGCATGCACTTGCAAGTGAGGTCCCTGGAGTCATAGAATTCCCTCGGGAGAGGCGTCCTTGCCGTCTCCATTCAACCGGGAATCAATACCGGCGAGAAGGGTCTATGATGTACCAGGGTACAGCTCCGATTGGAAGTTGGGTTATCCCCAGGTGAGGTGTCTTATACCATCCGGTGTAAGACCCGAGTCTACTAAGTGAGACTCCTTGTTGGGGGATCGAATGATTTCCCCTATTGGTAAGGAGGATGTCGCCTCCTTAAATCAGGGTCGCTACCCTTAGCCTATTAGGGAGAATCGGGGTGATTCTCCTGACTTGGAGTTCTGCACTGCAGAGACTCCCTCAGTCTAATCCACTGACCCCCGCCTCAGGGGCGCCTACGGCCCTCCCCTTTTGGGGAGCATACCGAAGCGGTCAAACGGATTAAATACAATTATTTAATCATGTTAAACCTACTTGTCCGTCTCTTGACGATGACTCGCCAGAGTAAGATAAGAGGTGTAACACGCTTGACTAGGCGGCTGCGCTTAACGTCGCAGCAACGGCTAATCGGGTTATGCATTAGCATAACCAGGTTAGCAGTCGGAGGGATGACGCGGGATAGACTCAGAGCCATTTACACTTTCACTAAGGTAGTGATCCTTCTTTATAGAACCTGAGGTCAGAAAGGGCTGGTCTTATGGTTAAAAGCCGCTAATGTCTGTCTTATGACAGCCACTGGCGGTTCTCCGAAGAAGGACAGCCGGGAGGTTGGTGCATTCGTTGCCTTATCACGGAGCGGTATTCCGCGGGTTATACCTGCGTTACACCGTCACCGGATTCGGCGCGGTGATGACCAACTTCTTCGGCTGTGGTTATCCCTTTTTGGTCTCTTCCGGGTACTCAAGTACCCGGCTGAAATCAAGACGGAGACCATAACTCGTCCCGGAGTAGAACTCTCAGTGGCGTTTCTGTCTTCCTGGGAGACTTGGCTTAAAAACCACTTCTTCAAGGGGATAGAAAGTGTCACTGATGAGAACTACAAGGGGATGAACCCTGAACTGTTACCTGCACCCGAACTCCTCGCTCTTGCCCAGAGTGGAGCTTGCTCAAAACCCCAGATGAGTTCTTTCTCATCTAGGTCTTGGGCTGCTTACATTTGGGTGACCGGAGCGATGCATGTACCAGGCCCTAAGCATAAGGGTCGTGAGATCCCTCCCAATTGGGGAGAGTCTCTTCCGTGGTATCTGCATTATTGCGGTCAATACGAGGGAACTAAATCTCTCTGGACAAAGATGGAGGCCGTGGCGTCATATGACCCCACGGGGTATCCATTTGCCGGGAGATTAGCGACCAAGTTGGAGGCAGCGGGTAAGGTTCGTGTGTTTGCCATGGTCGATTACTGGACTCAGGTTGCCCTGAAGCCGTTGCACGACAGTATCTTTGCCTTGCTAAAGGAGATACCCAGCGATGGGACTTTTGATCAACATAAGCCTGTTAAGGCTTTGATCAAGAGAAACAAGACCGGGTATTTAGCAAGTTTTGATCTATCTGCAGCGACTGATCGGCTTCCAGTGCGGATCCAGCAATCGATCTTGGCGGTGATGTTTAACGCTAACTTTGCTCAGGCCTGGAAGTCCCTGTTGGTAGATCGCGAATACGCGTTACTACCATCGGTTAGGGATCGTCCGGACGATCCGATCCATCTTTACGATGAATCATCGCGTTACCGGTACGCGGTTGGCCAGCCCATGGGGGCTTACTCGTCTTGGGCAATGTTAGCTCTTACGCATCATGCGATAGTTCAGTTTGCTGCTTTTAGAGCAGGTGTAGATGGTTGGTTCAAGGACTATGCTGTCCTTGGTGACGACATCATCATTGGGAACGAGGATGTCGCGAAACACTACTTGAGGGTGATGGAGCTCCTGGGCGTTGAAATCGGATTAGCAAAGTCTCTGATTAGTTCGAACAAATCAGGTGAATTTGCGAAAAGATTTTACCACTCAGGTGTGGACGTCTCCGGCTTGCCATGGAACTTGTGGCTCATGTCTCAGCAATCGCTGAGTGCATGCGTCGCAATGTGCCAATGGTTAAGCCTGGGATGGACTCCCACATTATCTCAAGCAATGGCAGCATTCGGTGTGGGGATGAAGAACATGGCTCGGCTGGGTTCAACCTGGGAAACTCTTCCTAGGCGCCTGGCCGCGCTCATAGTTATCATCTCCCACCCCGATTCTAAAACCGCTTTTTCAAAGACCAATTGGTTAGAATGGGTTGGATGCCGTGGTCCTCTTCTTCCCCAAGTGTGGGGTGATGAGGCGTCGACCTGGGTCTCCCCCTGGATGGATTCGCTCGTTGAGCTTACCAACCAGTGTGAGGAGATTCTGGATCGGCGACACAAGGATGTATTCTTTTCTGAGTATACAGCCTCTGTGGACCCGGTTATCCAAGCAATTCTGACCTCAACCAACAATGAGTTGGTGGTTCTGGAAAGGCGGATTCAGGTAGTCCGAGATACCATAACCCATTTCCACCGACTCGGTATTTCTCTCCAAGCGCGGCAAATTTCTGCCGTTATGTATCAATCGATACGTATGTTAGAGAATGCGGTGGCGAGAATTCCTCTTCCAATCTCCGAGCTCGCCCGAGCTCGCGAGAAAGAGTTGGAACCTCGCTTTTCCGATCTCTACCGCTTGTGGAAGAATATTCGAGTTCGGGGATCAAATACCTTCGGTCTCGGGATACCGGAAGGTATCCCACGGATACGTCCTTCTTCAGCTCCTTATCCAAAGGAACTAGAGATTGATTAGGACGGCCGCGACTCCTGGTCTATACTACATCCACTGTCACCGATTGTTGGTGAGGTAATGGCTTACCAGATTTGTGATAAGTTGTAGTACCCAGGTGTTCGTGTTACCGTTACGTCTTTCTCGACCTTCTTTTCCAACTCCTTGGAATAGGTAAGAAGTTGTCGTCCATACATCGGGAGTGATCCCGGTGTCACTGGCCCTCTTCTGGTGAGGGGAGGTGGAGGCGAACGTGGAAACCGAGATACGGGGTTATTTGGTCAAGATGGGGGTATGACCTATCCTTCCAGAGTATTAGCAACACCCTGGACCCCCGGGAGGGGGGCTAATCCTTCCAACGCACTCCTTACTGCCTCTCAATTGAGGTGGGGCTATTTGCCCTTCCAATAAGGTTGAGATTGCGTAAGGATTAAAGAATAGTGAGCATGTTTCAGCTCTGTCAGGACCGGATTACCTGAG